AGCTTGAGTCTGTCGTTCCTGTGCGTCAATCCTCTCACCAAACTGTGCCTCACGCATAGCCAGTGACTGTTGATCTAGCTGTAGCTTGCCTTGATCAAGCTCAGTATCAGATTGCTCGGCTTGCGCCTTGATCTCTAATTCCTTCTCCTTCAATGCAATTAACGGATCAGGGCCTTCTTCTTCACCACCGCCGGCTAATTGTTTAGACAAGTCTTTAACCATCTGCATACCCTGCGCAACATACTGCGCCGTCATAGCGTCAACCTCTAACATCTCTTCAGGCGTTGCAGGTTTGCCATCACGCAATTCCATCTGTTGCATGTAAGCTACCGCCGCTTGCTCTCTCGCCGCTACCTTTACATGTTGCATAATGTGCTTTTGTAAAGCAAGAGCTACCGGTGGTAAATTAGCTACCATAGGCGTACCACCAAAGATAAGGTGGGCCGTGATGTGCGATTGGTGATCCTGACCCTCAAACGCTTGTAAATCCATCATATCCAACACATCAATGTTCTCTTGTGCGGGGTCCGTGGGCTTCGGTTCAGCATCCGGTAACGATTTCATTATACGATCTACATCAGTCACGCCCAACGCTTCATACATGTCACGATAAATTTCATGCATGTTATGTAACTCGGGAGCCGCACCGGCAAGCTCTAACTTAGTCTGTGCCAACGTGATCCGCTGTGCCTGACTAAATACGTTAGGGTTACTAACAGGAAGTATATCAATTCGGTCGTCAAAGTCAGTAGCCATTACCTCAGAATCTTCACCCGCAACAGCATATGGGTAAACCTGTGGCAAACTTTCGTTCATCACGCGCCCTAGAATCTTAAACTCTAAGCGCATAGCGTAATGCAATCTCTTGTGTACAGCACTCATGACCCGTGAGCCCTGCTCCAACATCGCAATCGTAGTACCGACCGCCGCCTGCTGGTTACCATCACCCACTTTTAAATCTGTAATGGTCGCGAACCGCTGTCCGGCGTCCACGACAAACCCTAACAGTTGGAACAACGTCTGGTCAGGTCCCTTAAACGGTAGCGGCATCAAACTGTCACGAATAGCGCCACCGGGAGCGTCTACGTCTCGGAATTCTCCGGGTTGTAACGGCTCATCGTCATCTCTGATTCGCATACCGCGAGCTTTAAAGCCGGCAGGCAGATTCGATAGCGTTCCTGCATCAATAAGTTGTCGGAGAGCAGAGGTAGCTGTGCGAGAAAGACCACCAATAGTGTGTATAAGGCCAAGGCCGTAAAACCCGAACCCCGGTAGAAATTTGTAATGAACAAAATATTGTATTTTACGTTTCTTTTCATCGTCTTCTAGGTAGTTACGACGTATAGCAAGGACCTGTCCGTTATCTTTGGAGATGGTAACGACATATGGAATCTTAATTCCAGTAGGCTCACCGTCCATATCAGTATCTTCGTAGCCCTCGAGGTCTAAATCAACGTGGCACTCCAATAAAGTACAGTCATAATCAATTTGTGACGGCTCAAAACCATCAATTAAATTAATTTCATCGGATATAGAGTCCATTTCTGCTTGAGCAGGGATCACATCGATGTCCAAATAGAACCCAGACACCTGTTGCTTGCGCAAATCGTTAAGAGATGTGCGTAATACTTGTGTAATATTAGGACATGTTTCTAAATCAGAGGTCTCATACGGTACAACAAGGTTCTCAGCGGGTACAAACTTACTCACCGCACGGCCTAAGTTCTCATCATAATAGACTTTCTTAAAGGTACTACCTGCCAATGGGAGATAAAACAACATCTGGTCCATATCAGGCGTGTATTCTTCCATTACATTAGTAATGTAGTAGTTCATAAACTGCTTAACACGCTGTGATTGGTGTTGCTTTTGGCGTGTTTCTTTACCTAAAATTACTGTGCGGACAGGACCACTAGGCGGCAAAAGCTCATTAAAAGCTTGCGCTTGGAACTGTGTAGCGGCTTCGCCCAATAGAGGGTGAGTAACACCGGAGGCTCCACGGAAAGGCTGTGTGCGCTCCTGATATGAGAACCCTAACAAATCTAAACCGTTAGCATAAGTCTCTTCCCACTCTTGGCGACTTGCTTTGTTTGAATCAAACTCCCCCATAAGATCGCCGGCTATACGACTAAGCTCACGATCAGGCATCTCTTCTGCCAAATTCATGTAGAAGTCACCGCCAAACCCACGCTCGTCCTGCGGATCAAAATCAATCATGACACTGCCGTCATCTTCAGCAGTCATCTCTATCTCGCCGTCCATGGAAGCATCCATGTCGACCATAGCCATCACATCGTTTTCTTGTGAACCCGGCAACTCTAACTCAATCTCCGCCCTTATATCTTCTTCCAGTAACTGAGATGGAACATTGCGGTCCATCAAACTTCCTACTGGTTTTTTATCTTCTTCAGCCATTTCTTATTCCTCTGGAGAACGATCCAATATAGTATTTAGTTGTTCTAATATGGTTGGGGGTAATTTCTCAACATCTTCTTCGGATGTTATGTTAGCGCCTGCTTTTCGTAGCATCTGAGCCATAGCCGCCATTTCGCGGACCTGCGCCTTACGCTCGGTTTCAGACATGTCGTAGTCAAAGCCTTCGAGATTTGCGCTAGTACTACTAACAATAGTTTCCATTAAAGAACCTAGCCCGTCGAGGTCTGAGGCTTCTTCGTCCTCAAACATAATATCTTCTGCGTCTTCCATATCTAAGCTCTCTTCTAAACTCAGTGGTATCAGTGTTTCTTCTTGTGATTGATAAAACTCATCATCACCTTCGTTGGACGTGGGGTCAACGTAAGCCACGCGGTCTGCTACTCTCTTACCAAAAATACTATTTTCAAATCTATTTTTCGCATACATATCAGAAGAGTTTTCGTCATCTTCCCCGAAAAGCATGCTCATTATACCTTGATTATCGCCATACGCACGGGGGTTTTCTCCGCCACGCTCAAACTCGTCCTGATACAACTTCCTAACAAAACCGTTTCTTTGTATATCTTTAAGGACAGACGCCTCAAGGTCTTTGGGCTCAGAGTGTTGCAACATGTCCCAGTTTAAATTTTGTATTGCGTAGGACCTAACTGCCTGATCAAACCCATCCTCCGTTTGCGCATTAATAACCGCCGCCGCATACGCAGGTTTCTCTTCATCGGCACCACGTGCGTGAGCAACTTCGTGAGCAATGGTGCGCGGGTTTGCACCTGACGCCCCGTAAAGATTTATTTTTGCATTCTCATCGCTTGGGGTTACGTGATCTAAGCTGTCTACATACGTCGCCGCCCGTGGCGCCTGATGCATCATATATTCTTCTACAGAACGACTACTATCTCCGGTAGAGACCATCCCGTCTACCGATCTAGGAACAAACTGACCTTTCAGGTTCAAGTCTGGGGACCCTAAATCAAACCGCATCATTTCTAGCTCGCGGTCCGTGGGCCCTGTGAAACCTAACAGGGGCGTAACCTCCCGCTGTAATTCAATATCACCCATCTGGTGACCCATGCGAACCGCCTCGGGATCCAGACCCGCCTGCTGTGCTTGATAGGCAACCTTCGCTTCCGGGCTCAAGTCCTGAAATTTATTAAAAATATTGCGACGTTCCGGACCATCTCTATAATATCTTGAAAGCGATTGCTCGTTATCTTTAGCAAAGAGAGACTGAGGCATAAAGGTTCCGTACCCGTAAATTACTTAATAGTAAACATTCATCTTAGCAGAGTTATCTTCATCTTCCCAATCATCCGTAGGCAACTGAACAAAATTCCCCTGACGGTACCGCATCAACGCCTGAGTCATACTATCCACCAAGTCATCATGCTCCCCATTAGGAAAGGCCGCAACCTCCTCAATCAACTCGTCAGCAAACACAGAATCAGGTGCCCACACCATCCCCGCTTCAAATAATGGCGACACCGAATGCACCCGAGTTACCTTATCATTACCCCTAGAAGGCGTAAAGTTAACCACCGGAACACCCATATTACGCAATTCCTGCGTCAACGGCGTACCACTAGCCTTCGCCTCAATAATAACAGTGTCCGGCTCCCAAAATTTATACTCCTCCAAAGCCTTAGCTTTCAACTCAGGAAAATCCCATCGCCCCTTTTTACTATCTAACAAAATTAAATTCGGTCCACTACCACCCTCATTCGGATAAAAGACCCCCCACGTCGTTATCGCACTATAATCCGCTGTCTCCTTCTTACTAAACGCCGTATCGTAACTCTGTATCACATACTCTAGCCTAGGAACCGCTTCAGGCTCCCACACGTTCCACCACTCGCGCTTAATGATCGCATTCTCTTCACCCGTAGGATTCTGCTGATACTGAGCGTTCCACTTACTATTAGGAATAGAAGCGCGGACAGCGGTCAAATCCTCTAAACTCCAGTACTCAGGCCAACACGGAGTCCCATCCGCAAAGATCGCAGGTAATTCCACAACCTCCCACTGGTCCGCCAACGGGTCTTTTGCCATAGCCTTCAATAACTGGCCCGTCATGTCCTTCTCAGACCATCTAGTTTGGACTATAACAATGGAGCCGCCGGGCTGTAAACGCTGTCTAGGGCCACCTGTGTACCAATCCCACGCATCATCAAAGCCTGCCGAGGACATCGCTGTCTGCTCCGAGTGCGGATCATCAATAATGATTAAATCACCACCACGACCCGCTAAGTTCGACCCGACGCCCACGGCATAATACATACCGCCCGCGCTCGTATCCCAACGGCCCGAGGCTTTACTGTCCGAAGCTAACTTAACACCGTCAAATACCTCCCTATACTCGTCCGTTTCCAAGAGATTCTTTGTCTTACGTCCAAAGTTAACCGCTAATTCGGTCGTGTGTGTCGCCTGAATGATCTTCATCTTCGGATTCTTGCCCATCATCCACGCCGGAAAGAGAAATGACGCAAATTCACTCTTCGTGTGCCGTGGGGCCATGTTAATAATCAGGCGTTTTAGCTCGCCGCTCGCGACCCTTTCCAACTTGTCCGCAATTATTTTGTGATGACGGCCGGCAATAAACTCGGGCCACATATTTTTTACAAAAATTAAAAAATCTTTTTTGCACATATCATTTTTTTCTAGCTGTGCTAATCGCAACTCAAGCTTTAATTTTTTCTCATCTAAACCGTTACTAAACGT